AAATGCCAATCTTGTCTTGCGCTTGACTGATGATGTTGCCCGTTGACTTCTCCCATTTAATCCACTCAGGTGGCGCAGCCACGTAGGTGACCGCGTCGCCTGAGTTGAATTCGATCGTAATTGGTAGTTTCATTTTTGCTCCCGACTTGTTTGGTTTAGCTGAAGTTTTCGGTTGGTGTTCCCACTACGGTGAAGCTGAGTGAGACTGTTTGAGCGTCGGGAGCTGAGCCGCCGACGGCTGGGAAGACTGGCATTACGTTGAAGGTAAAGACCGCGCCTGTGACGGCTGTCAATGAAGTGGCCAAAACTGTGTTTGGCGCTGTCTCGCAAGCTGTCCAAAGAGCTTCGCAAAGTGAACCTGAAGCGCCCCAGTCTGCAAGCATTTCAACGTCAAAAGTCCATTGGTCGTCAATGTGCTTGTAAGCCTTACCGTCTAACGTTTGGTAAGTCTCGATTGTTGGTGAGTTCGCAAGAATTGCGCTGGTCGCTTGCGCGTCATAGTTAACGGTCGCGATCGTCAACACTAAATCGCGACCCGTGATGATCGTTGTTGGCACGTTATCTCCTTAGTTTGTTTGGGTGTAATACGTTGACACGTTAATGTCAGCGCAAAGCATGGTCGACGCTCCGACTTCGAGAGGCGTTGGCTTCTCGACGTTGCCGACAATGTATCCCGCGGGCATTGCCGCAAGAATTCCGATTATGAGCTTCTCCAAGTTATCCAAAGAAGCAGGGTTCGAGTTGTAAGAAACGATTGCGGTTATAGCAAAGTTCAACTTCACTTTTGTCGTTGAGTCGTTAATCAAAACGGTTTCCATGTACGGCGTCGAAGGTACAACCACAATCGCTGGCGGGATTGGTGACTCAGGAACGAACCCGTAGCTTGTTGCAGCTAGTGAATTGAAAGCTGTGGCTAAGGCTGCGCGAGTGTCAGCAATCGAAGAGGCTGGCATTATTGAACAACCGTTTCCATGTCAAGGAAAGGCGTTAGCAAAGTTGATACACGATTGGTCAAGCTGCGCCCCATTCGGTAAGGCGTCGAGGCGAAGTCCACGCCTTCGATCTGCCCGCCAGCTGCAACGCGAGACTGAAAAACTTCTACTGAGACCGCAAGAATGGCCGACTCGATTGCGTCATTTCCTGCGTAGATTTCGGCGGCTGAATATCCTGAAAGGGTGGCCGTGCCGTTTGGAATTATGTCGCGAAGGGTCACGTTCGCGTTTGTTATCGCAGCGGTGAAGTAATACGCCCCAGCTGTAACGACTGTGACGGTAGCGCTAAATGGCGCTGGCAAACCCGTCACGATTACGGATTGACCTGCAACGAAATGGTGTTCGCGGTTTGTGTAATAATAAGCCACGTTGGTGTCAAGCTTGTAAGCGTTGATCGCTGAAGTGTTAGCGACGAGCATTGGCAAAATGACCGCTTCGCTAGTGTTTATGATTTCATTTAGATAAGCGTCATTGTAGAGGGAAGAACTCACGCCTAGCACCGCGCGAAGCTGTGCAGCTGTAACAATGCTAGGCATGAGTTTTCCTTTCGTTCTGCTGGCCTGAATTCGGGAGCGAACTCAGGCCATGATTAGGGTTGGCTAATTAGCCTTTATTTATACCGAAAGCGCCCGCTGCGATCTTTGTCGCACAAGCACCAAACGAATAAACGCCGACCGTGATTGAACCGTCAGCTGTTGACTCTGCGCGCAACTGATAAGAAGTTCCTTCGTACCATGTGTATGCGTCAGGGTTGATCACCATAATTGAGTCGTCAATGTCTGTCGTTGCAGCTGTGTTCGCTGTTACGTAGAGATCAAGACCTGCGATTGAACCGCGAAGTGATGTAGGTGTAACAACGCCGCCAGCATTTGAAGGCTGAGAAGCGTTGTAAATTGGGCGGCCTGCGTCATTGAGTGACATTGCGTTTGACCATTGGCTTGTATTCATAAGAATGTTACGAGCGAATGGGTTTGCAAGTCCAGCGGTTGCGCCGTAGACGGAAGCTGCACCGCGAGCGACGAAACCAAGAAGTTCCGCAGCTGTTGGATATGTTGTAATTGTTGTCGCGTCGGCTGTTGCGCCTGCTACAAGAATTCCGTTGACATAAGTGTCCTGAGCCTTAGCCATTGCCGAGACCATATTTCTGAGAAGCTCGTCATAAAAGAGGGGGCTAGTTCTGGTGAGAAGCTCAACGCTGAATTTTTGTTGACCCGCAAATTTCTTGACGTCCACGCTCAGAAACGCAGAATTTTGGTCTGTGTCTGAGAAGATCGCGTCTTCAGCTGCAACCGCAACGGTTGGCATTGCTGTGATCTTTGGAATTTCGAAAGTCATTCCCGCGTCAGGCAATGCACCGCGAGAGATCGCGTCAATGCTTGGGCGGATTGTTGTTCCGAGGCCGTTGATAACTTCGGAAAGCTGACGAGTTGGAACAAGTCCAGCGTTGTCGGTTGTGTTGTCGGCAGCTAGAACGTACTGACGAGCGTTCTCGTCACCCATTGAAGCTTTGATTTTGTTTTCTAGGTACTTGACCGCTGTTAATTCAATGCGAGGGGTTGCCTTGAAGCCCCCGACTGAAGTTGCGGCTGCGGTGATTGACTGAGCAGCTTCGACCGTCTCTGCGGTTGAAGCGTCCTTGACGGTGTCTTCCACTTCGTCTCCTTCTGTTGGTTGAGGTGTTTCTTCTGTGTCTACGGGTGCAGACTCAGAAAGTTCGTCTTCAGCTGCAGCAACTTCGCTAACGCGTGCGCTACGGATTGCAGGTTCGGAAGTCAAAGCGACGGCTGTGAGTTCGCCTTTCAAAATGCGCACCGTTCCGTCTTTAAGTGTTTCGTATTCGTCAAATGAAACTTCGACGCTGAAACCGTCGCGCAATCCTTCGGCAGCTTCGACAAGTGCGTCATTGCCAGCGGTTGTTTGTGCAATTTTAAAAGTCGCAACGATTTCGTTGTCAGTTTGTTCCATGCTTAAAGTTTTTCCGATACGTCGTGAACGATCGTGTTCGAGATTGAGCAAGACCGGCGCAGCTTCAATCGAACCTTTTGCAAATTGAACTTTGCCAATCGAAGCGTTCCCAGTTTCTTCAAACGCAACAATTCGACCGCTGATCGTGCGTTCGTTTGAGTCGGCGGCCGTGATTGTCATTGGTGTGATCACTTTTTTCATAGCAGCATGTCTTCCTCTTCGCGTATCTCTTCGACCGACATTGCGCCGATACGATTTAGAATTTCATAGACTTGCGCGCGCTCGTAAGGATTGCCACGCAAGAAGTCGTCAAGATCAAACTTCACTTCTTGTCCAGCTGGCACGAAATCCGCAAAGCTCATGCGCTGCTCGATTTGTGACATGTAATTTCTGAAAGCGAAGTCGACGAGGTCGCGCCTTTTGTCTAAGGCGTTCGAATAAGTAAAGGTTGATTGTTGTGCGTCAACGAAATAAGCAGGTAACCCGCACGCTCTGGCGAGTTCCAAAGCTACGTAATTTCTGGCCTCATTTAGCTGAATGGATTTCGGGTCGTAGCCAAGAGTTTCAAGTGTTACGTCAGCATTTAGAAACGCGGTCGATTTATTTGAACGAGCTGTGCGCCATGATGAAAGAAGTTTTGCAACGCGATCAGCTGGGAGCGAAGTTCCATTTGATTTCAAAACCATTTGCGGAATTGGTTCGTTCGCGAAGTTCATTGCTGATCGTTCGAGTGCGACGGCTGCTTTGATTGTTCGGCCTGCTCGCTGAAGTAATCCTTCACCGTCGCCAGCGAACACAACCAAATTGTTTGGGTCAACGTATGAACCGTCAACTTGGTAAGCCGTGATTTCATAACCGAGTGCGTCAATTTGTACGGTGACGCGTTCAGGTGCGACGCGTTCCATTGCGCGAATTCTTCCCGTGTCTGCGTAGCGCTCCATTACAAGCGCATAAGCTGACGGGTGCATGACAAGGTCTGAAATAATCCAAGACCAGAAAACACTTCCAGCGATACGCGGGTCAGGTTGGTTGATAACCCGTGGCGCTTGTACCTTCTCGCCAGTTGCTACGTTGCGCACGTGCATGGGCAACGAAGCAATAGTCTGAAGAATACCGACGGAGCGCGCGACCGCTGGCACGCTGATCGCTTCCCCACGTGTCGCGGAAGTTAAGCCAGCAAAAAAGAAAGGCGAAGTTTCTGAGTAATAAGGCGCAAGCGAAGCTTCAACGTCAAGAGGCCGTTGAGCTGCTTCCACCTTCGGAAAAAGTACGCTTCGAATTCCCATGCGCCAATTTTAAGGCGGCGCTATCAGCAAGACGTCAAGCGGTCAAGATTAGTCGGTGGGCGTGTCGAAATTTAGTTTTTGGTCAAGCGAACGCAAACCTTTGACCGTATAACGCACGGCGTTAGCTTCTTGGTATTGACGGTCGTCATTTAATTGACCAATGGTGACATTCAAAAGGTAGTCAATATGATCGCCAATCCATTGTCTTAATTTAATAACTTGATCTTGGTTTAAGGTCGCAAGTCGTGGCGACTGATAACCCTTTGACGTGCGAGTCGAATTCGATAAGGCTGTCCAAAGACCGAACCATGTTTCGTCTTCGGAATTGCCGTCACAAGTGTCAATCATTGACGAGAATTCGCGATATGAATTGGCGCTTATTTTAATAACGTGTGAAGTAGTCATTATGCACCCGCTTCGACATTTTTAACGCAGCGACCGCAAAGTGTAGACGCTGGTACTTCTTTGGCTGTGATTGTGTAGCAATAAGTACGCTTTGAAGACATTGTGCTAACTCGCTCAGCTCCGCAAAGTGTATAAACGACGGAATTCATGTCGTCATTTTTGCGAATGATGTGAGTTTTTGTACCGCGGCCTACATGACCAAAGAAGATCGTAGCTTTTGTAGCCCAGCCCTTGTTGCCTGCTTCGACTACGCTTTCCAAAGTAACTGTGTTCATTTTTGCTCCCGTTGTGTCTGCGAGTACTTCCCGCGTCCACAAGGAAAACAATACCCGATTATTAAAATAATGCAAGTCTTAGGGTGTTATTTTGATAACAATTTGATAACGATCAGCCGACCATAATGTCCAAGTCACTTTCTGGCCTTGTGGCGAAGTGGGTGCAAAGAGCTACGGCCACGGCAGCGCAAACGGCCGACTGTGAAGCTCTTCTTCCGATAACCCAGCCGCCGTCACCGCGACGCAGCTGCACGGCCGAAAGCATTTGAGCCGTCAGCTCCTTGTTCGGTTTATGACGTAAGCGCCCAGAGTTGATCGCTCCCAGCATTTCGTCGCAAGCTTGTGGGTAAGCGGCGTCCATGTCGAAGATTGGAATTCCAGCGGGAACTAGCCGAGAAGCAACCGCGCCAGAGGTTCTTCGGCTGTATAGCAAGTATTCCAGCGGATACTTTCGAGCGTAAGGCGCGAGGTCATTTGCGATCGCCTTGTCGTCGAGCTGTATTTCATTGCTCCAAGTGTGAAGCAGCTTAACGCCGAAGGTCTCGTCACCGAGTTTCTGAGCGCCGACAAGCGCCCCGAATTTACGATCTGGCGACAAGTCGAGGCCAAGCCAAGTCAGCTTCTCAGGGTCAAGGTCAAATTTGTCGTCGGCACAAGCTGCCCATTCATTAGACCCGACGCAGCTTGAAATTGACTGAACCCAACGGCACAAGACTTCGGTCATTACGACGTCGTGGGGGTCGTTAAGCACGGCCTTGATGTTGTCAATGTTGATCGTGTGGCCAATGGCAGGATTTGCCGCCAGCCAATTCTTTTGGTCTTGTACGTCGTCAGTCGGTGCGCTCCATTCAAAGTACCCAATGTCGTCAGCTCCGCCAGCGATCGAAGCAAGTGCCCTATCCCTAAAACTATTCAGCACGACCGAAGTCGCGTCGCCTGCATTTGTATAGCTGATGATTTGAGGATTTTTGGCAGCCATGAGCGTGTAACGAAGCGAGGCAAAACTTTCGAGGTCGTTCATCTCGCGAAGCTCGTCAAGGTGGATAGTCTCAGGCTTGGAAACGCCGCGGGCAGCTGAGCCGCCAGCTTTAACAATGAAGCGCGTTCCGTGAACCGTTTCAATCTCTTCGCTGCCATGAGTCCACCGAATTCGTTTGACCTGTTTTGCCAAGTGGTCTTGGCCTTCGATCACCGAAACGAGCTGTCGGAATTGCTCCAACGAAGTCGAAAGGCGGTGAGCTGAGCCAATTTGCAAGCTTTCATTCCATAGGAAAAGACCGCCTAGAATTCTAAGCTGCATTAGAAAGCTTTTGCCATTCTGCCGAGCTACCGTACACACGGCCACGGGGGTCGCCCAGCGCCCGTCTGGCTTTACCTTGTGAGCGTGTTCAAGAAAGAATTTTTGCCACGGCATGAGTTCAATCTTCAGACTTGACGCTAAATCGACCAGTTCAAGCCCGCGGGAAGGTAGATCGTTGAGCGGCGTGTGAATTCTAGGCGTCGGAGAGCCGAAAAGCGGTTCTGTGTCTCTACCCAAAACCGTTAGCAGCCGATTTGAGACGTTCTCAGCCCCTTCGAGGCCTTTTGAGTCCTCTGCGTGGCTAGTCATGGCTTATCGACCCGTTCTGGGGGGTAAAAGGAACACGGAGAGTCAGGGGTGTTCCCGTACTATTAAAAAACCCGCCCCTAAGCGCTTTTGAGCCTACTCGCCCATAATTGCACTTGGCACAAGCTGCAACCAAGTTCTGCTCGTCGTCCGTACCGCCTGCGCTTCGCTCGATTAGGTGATCGACTGTATTGGCTTCTCCACCGCACCAATAACAACAATTCTGATCGCGCTGCAATATGCGCAGCCTGATCTTGCGCCATTGGGTCGTCGACCCATTGTCTTTTAATGCACTCATGTCAATGAAATCCGTTCTTTTGAAAGAAGCGCCAAGCGTTGCATGAACTACCATAACGTTTCTTGATATAGCGAAGAGTCCAGTCGATTTGGGTGTAACCGTCTAGCTTCTTGTAATTCTCATTACGCATTTGGCCAATACCGTAATGCGACCCATTGCGTGCGGTAGGTGACCACGTTGAATTCTCTTTTTCTATTAGCTTATGAAAGCAAACGAACTGAGTCCAATTCTCTATCCGAGAGTGTGCGTATAGCTTGTATTTATCTTCTTTGCTCTCAGTTACCGAATGGCTAGGTATAACGCCCAACGCGTTAAACAATAGACTGGCCAAAAGCACCAATCGAACGCGCGAGCTACCAGCCTTCGGCGCTCGCTGCGTGCGAGTGGAGCGTAGTCCTAGTGTCAAATAGGTGTCAAGAATGTGGATAAGTCGAGCGTGCTTTGGGCGTGTTGTCCACAAGTTATCCACAAGCGACCTCGCAATCCTTTGAGTGGTTCTTGATCGAAACTTGCAAGATAGTGACCGCAACCAAAGGTCGTGCGCTGTCAATGTTGAAAGTCTTTCCACAATCGCAAACGTGCTTTATTTCGGTTCTCATTGGTGACCCCAACCTTCGCCTTTGAAATGAATTGGATTAGCTGACCAAACGCGCTCCATAACCAACAAGCATTGGTCGCATGAGGGCGCATGTAAGTCGTCGCTATAAGCTGCCGAAAGTGTCTTTACATTGCTACAAGCTGGGCATTTGAAGTCATAAGTCGGCATTGTAGACGCGCTCCTCTTCGAATAACCCCATTCCCAAGACCCCGCAAGATTGGCACTCGACGACGTGCATGTAATTGGGCAAGTTATCCGTAACCTTGACGATAACGTGATCGGTCAAAGTCTTCTCAGCTCTGCATTGGTATTTAAACGGCATGGCTGCTCCTTTGAAGATTGGCCATAGGGTGCAAATCGGCCTGACTGAGCCACCATGACCCGTCAGCTCTTTGACGTTGTGGGCGACGTGCAACGGCAATCGGTATCCAGCCGCACAAGTAATACGTTGGAGCTGTACCCGTCACAAGAATTGCAATGTCTTCTTTGCGATCGAGGTTGGTCAAGATCAAGCTGCCGTCTTTCCATTTTGTCCACTTGATCTCTAACCCTAGATTTTGCAGCTGCGCGTCAGCTTCTTTCTTGTAATTCTTGTCGTCGTCGTCAACGATTGGAATTTTAAAGTATTTTTTGACCGCAAATTCGCCGCCGATTGCTTCGGTTTGTTGCATGACGAAAGCTGGGAAGTTTAACCGCTCTCGATCATGCTGAAAGTTCCGCTTGACCGTCACGCCTTCCCATTGTGGAATGTAGCGTATCGCACGCGTCAGCCCTTTTTCAGCTGCTTTGATTTGCATTTCGTTGTCAAGGTCGACGCGTATCATTTGCAAACCCCACAATAAAAGAGTTCATTCGAACCCATAACCTTATCGTAACGACCGAATTCAGCTTCTTTGAAGCTCTCGCAACGGTCGCACCATTCGATCTTTGGCGGTGCAACCATGTCTTTGATTACGCTGCCGTCAGTCTGAAAGATCGTGCGTTCGCCTGTGTCAAGCTTGATTATTTCCATGTCACCCATTATCGAACCCACTTTCCGTTTGAGTCTAATTTGTACCAAACCGCGTCGCATTGGTTGGCTTTGGTGCGCTCTGGGCATGTGTAACCGTGATATTCGCGCCCAGTCTTCTCCGAGACCCCAGACTTTAAAATCATGTGGCCGTGGTTGCACAAGGGAGCTTCTTCGATCAGCTGCCCGCCAAGCTCTGAAGCCAAAGCTTCGACTGCGCTGCCGATATTTGGCGCAATGCTCCAAGCGTCGATTGGTGCAGCTTTGATTTGCTCAGGTGTCAGGCGTTCAATTTTGCTCATGTCTTCAACCGAGGCTTTTTTGAGGCTTGGCAAGACTTGATTTAGGCAACGACCGATTGCGCTTGTGACGGCATTTTCTAGCCACCATAAACGGGAGACGGTCGACTTATCACGCCATTCAAGTGCGTAGTCGATCGAAGCTGGCAAGGTTGCCAAGTCGTCGCGATAGCAGCGAGCTTCAACCAAGACGTAGCCTTTTTCCATGTTGAATTCAATGATTGAAGTTTCAATCCTGCCCAGAGGATAGGCGTCAATCCAGCGTTGAACTTTGCTTTGTACTTCTTCGTATTCCGAAAGATTGAAGGCCATTATCGTTGACGCTCGATCTGTTGGCCGATATGAATTCCAGCAATACGGCCTTTTAGATAACCGTCTTTCTTGCCTGTGTTATAGCCCAGCGAATAAAAGACCGTTGCTGACCCCAGAATGATAATCATTGCGAAGCCAATCATTTGTTCAAGTTCCATTTTTGCTCCCGACGGGAGAAGATCGTTCGTCTGCTCCCAAGCAAAGAATGACGGTTCAGACTGACAAGGTCAAGAATTGGGCGTGTTTGTCGGCGTGTCTAATGGCTTTTTGTCCTTCAAACCATTGCTTGCCAATACGCCGCCAAGTGACCCAGTCAAGAAGATTGCGAGCGTTTTTAGTAAGTCAATGAATGCCGCGTCGTTTGGAGCTTGTGCAGCTACGGGTTGGGTTACGAATATGAGTGCGTAGGTAATGCCCAGCGTTACAATCAAAAACACGATTGAGAGTGTGCAGCCAATGAACAATATGAGGCGCGCTTTAATGTCTTCGGGCGATAGCCGCCGCTGATACTTAGGGCGCTGTTGGCTGTGGCTGAGTAAGGTCTCCAAGTAGGTCTTCGGTACACGTGCCCGTTGCTTGGCATTGCGGTCGTTGACATTCATCAAGTGTCCAATTCTCGAATTCTTGGCACGGATAGCGGGTGTAGCCCTGATACCCACACGACGTCAGCGTCAAAGCTAAGGGAAGCGATAACGCCAACGCGGTGAGTTTCCGAGTCACTTCCCCAATAACCCGAAAGCTGAGTCTTTAGGATTTAGCCAGCGCAAGATCACGGGCAAAACGGCAGCTAGTCCAGCGCCAGCGATTGCCTTTGGGTCTTGGTTTCCTGTCATGTAGACGGCCAATGCTGCGGCCATAAATGATCGCGCCCATGACGCCGCGAGTGCTTTAGCTTGTGTCATTTTTTGCCCTTCTTCTTTAGGATAGTGAGTTTCGGTGTTTCCACCTTCACTTTTGGATAGTCGCCCAAATATGGAACGAGCTTAGGTCGACCAAAACCGACGACTTCTTTGCCAACGGTGCGTTGTTTAACCATGACCATTCCGCCATTGCGTTGATCGCCGCTGCCTGAAGTGTTGCCTTCGATCGTCGTGACTATGTTTCCTTCAATGCCTATAACAATTCCCACGTGCGAGATACGGTCAACGCCGTCGTGTGGAAAGTCCATGAACGCAAGATCGCCAATGGCGGGTTGTTCGTACCACCGCGAAGTTTCCTTGAATTTATGCGCGCCGATAGCTGTTGAAACGACGCTGTGAACCTTGACGCCAGCTTCAGCAAAGACCCAGTTGCAGAATGAACCGCACCACGGCAAACCGTCGGCCTTTGTGAATTTGCCATATTTGGTCAGGTTGTCGCCTTCTTCGATCGTGCCAACTTCGGCCAATGCGACTTCGAGAATTCGCGCAGCTGTTCCGTTTGGGTAGCTCATGAAAGTAACAAGGCCGCTTCTTCGGCGGTTAGTCCTAGTCGATCAAGAATTGCTTGACGAGCTGTGGCTTTGTTTGTCGCAGCCGTTTTTTGTGCTTGTTCGTCGGCAGAGTCTTTTTCAAGCTGTGTTATTTCAGCCGCCGTCGCGTCTCTGACAATTTCTTCGCCAGTTTCAACGTTGATGATCTTGATTTGTGGTTTATTCATTAGTTCACCCCGTAAAGTAGAATTGTTCCAGACGTGAAGTTTCCGCTGGTCAGGAAGAATGAAAGTGAACTGATTGCGCCTGTTTGATTGTATGCAAAATGAGTTCTTGTGTATCGGAACAATGTTCCGTCTGTCTCTCGATCAACGCCAAGATTGTCACCAATTTTCATGGTTGTTGTGTTCGCATAATCGTAAAGGTTGACGATTGTTAATTCGCTCGCGATAACTTCATCTGAATTGCCCGCCAATGCGACGTTAGTGACGTCAAAAGAAAAATTGCCTGCACCGTAAGAATACGTTTGAAAATGGCGGTTAGCGGTGCTGTCGGCATTAAATCTCATACGCAAAGCTACGTTATTGGTAGCTGGCAAAAAATCACGAATGACAATATATAAATTTTTATACGTCGAAGGAATACTTGAAAGAGTTACCGTTGCGCCGCTAAGAGTCGTCGTGCTAATTAGAGTCATTCCCCCGCTGCTTGACGGTGTTGCCCATTTGAGGCCAGTCGCTTCGGCCGAGTCCGCTGTGAGTACCGTTCCATTTGCGCCTACTGTCAAAACCGCTGGCGTGGAAGCAGCTGTTGCCGTAAAAACGTTTCCTTTTGCGGTAGCTGTCGATTTTGGAATGGCGGCATTTGCCAAATCAAATGATGTTTTAACGCTGTTGGGTGTTGCTGCGGTTGTGGTTGATGTTGAAGATGTTGAGTCGGTTAGCTGAACCGCGCCCGATTGTGTTGTCGAACCTGACTGAATTCCGACTGTGATTGCTCCCGAAGTGCCGCCACCTGTCAATGGTGAAGTAGCGGTGACGCCTGTTATGTCACCCTGATCGTTTGCAATCCACGTGTAATCCAAATCGGTGTTTGAAGCTTTGGAAAGAATTTGACCAGTTGTGCCGCCTTTAAGATCAACGAATGAAGTGTCGATCGAGTTGCCCAAAGTGCGCATTGCGGCAGCGCCGTCTTTGACCAAGTCTGTGTCGTCTGGGGTCTCCCACCCGAAGTTTGTGGTCGTTGCCATTTTGTCTCCTTTAAGCCACGATTGTGGCGTCTAGCCAATCAAGTGTATTGGATAAGGTGTTCCAAGTCTCAGCACCGTTCACGTCTTCCCATTGTGTCGCGATTATGCTGAAAGCTGTTGGCGATAAATTCAAAGTCAGGTCTAGTCGGTTATAACTTGCACGCCAAGACCAGCCTTCGACGAAACCTTGAAACCCGCCGTTTATCATGTTGTTTGGAAGATCAGTAATGTTTAACGGCAAGCCCACAAAGACATTCAAAAGCGCGTCGCGGTCATTGTCGTCAATCTCAGAATTGCCAAGACTGAAAGTGATTGAGTTGAATTGGTCTTGTGGGAAGGCTCGAATTCCCAAATAGAAGTTGGCCTGAGCTGTGGCGTCGATCGCGTTGTGAAGGGTCGTTGTTATGAGCTGCGCCTGCGCCCCGTATTGGTCAATGGACTCAGTCGAAGAAGCTGTCTCAGTACCCGAACGCCATTCAATCGAGACGTAATTGCGAACGTCGCCCAGCCGTTTGATGATACGAATTCCGCCAGCCAAAGCGTCATTTGCTGAAACGGTTTGGTAGCCGTTGTTGGCCAAGTAAATGCCGCGGTGAGTGCTGTCGGCGTAGCCAATGCGCCCTTGATTGTCTTCGTATAGGTAGCCGAGGCCGCTAGTGGCCAAAGCCGAAACAAGCGAGTAAATGTCGGTTTCGGAAGAAGTGCGAGCCATAAGCTCATAATTACCTTCGTCGATCTCGCCAAGACCCAAATTCTCAGCATTTAGCCAATCGGTTGTTGGGTCATAGCCCGCCCAAGTCAAAGCAGCTGGCGTTTCTGCCCATGTGTTGACCAATAAATCCGTGAGAATTGTTTTTATCTGAATTCCGTCAAGGTCTTTGGAAAGTACGCCAAGCGTCAAACTTTTGGGTAGCTTTGAAAGTGAGCCGAGAGCTGTCAACTTTACAACTTCGTTCACCCCGCCCGTTCCAGTTGAAGCGACCAAGACTTCCAAATCTGTGACACTTCCGCCAAAAAGTGTGACGAAAGTTCCCGTCGAGTCTTTGACTTTAATCGTTACGCCGTCGTTGACGTCGATCGTGATTGGCGTTAAGTCAAGGTTGATAATGTCTACCGAGCAATATCCAGCGCGAGGCTGCGAATAAATATCGGTTCGACCTGTGGCAATGGTTAAGTTGGAAAGCGTGACGTTTGTGTAATCAACGCCGTTGATCGCCAAAGACCATTCAGGTGACCATTGCGTCATTACAAGAACAACGCTTCCGCACCGAGAGCGCCGCGGCCATAGCTACGGTTTAACACGTCCACGATCGAGCGTGCAGCTCCTTCAGGGTCTCCGACAATGCCTTGATTTACGGTGAGGTTGATCGTTGGTTCAGCCGTTGCCATTTCAGCTCGTCGAATAGCTGCGCTTTGAGTTAACGGTGAGCTGTAAGGCGTAGCAACCGAAGCCGCAGCTTTGGCCGCGCTAGTTGCCGCAGCTGATACGCCACCGCCCGAACCGCCACCCGTGACGTTTGGAACGGTAACGCTTGGAACGCTTGGAATTGAACCGCCAAGAACGCCCGAAATACTAGACCCGCTTGAAACGCTTGGGGTGCTAAGAGTTGGCTTCGAAATTGTCGGAATGTTCGGCAATAATGGAACGGCATTATAGGCACGAATAAGAGCATTTATGCCGTCGATTGCTCCGCCAATAAGTCCATTTATGACCTTGATTACGCCAGCAATTACGTCAATGACGCCGCCTGCGATCTTGCCTACAACTTGCAAAGCTCCACCCAAGACCGTGCCAATGACGGGCGCGAGGTAGGTTGCAATATATGAACCGAAAGTCGTGAAGGTTTCTAAGTTGTCACCGATTGCGTCTTTGACATAATTGAAAGCCTTAACGAGTCCGTTAATGATTGGCGTGAACACGTTTGTGATCAATGTTCCCACTTGGGTGATATAGCCGCCAAGCCCGCCTTTTTCTAAGCTGAAGGCGTTAGAAAATTTGTTGATGATTGGCAATGCGTTGTTGTTGATAAAGTTAATTACTTTTTCAAGAATTGGGAGAAGTGCAAAGCCAATCGTTTCTTTGGCTTCGTTAAAGGCCACTTGCATTCGCGCAATGCGCCCAGAATAAGTTTCAGCGTTGGCCGCAGCTGCGCCACCGAACAAGTCGGTAAGTTTTGTCTGCACGTCATTGAACGACATTGTTTTGAGTTCGGCGGCTGATAGGCCAACCCCAAGCTTGCCCAAAGCTGCGCTGTTGCCGTCATAAGCTTTGGAAAGTGCGTTTGCCACGGTTTCAAGTGGTTTGCCCGTAGCTGTTGAAACGTCGAGCGCGACCGCAAGCAAATCTTGCGCCTTGCTGAGATCACCCGTCGAAATCGCTATCCGCTGAAGCGCAGGCCGCAAGGCGTCGTCGGCCACGCCTGACGCCAAAGACATTTGGAGAATGGCCGCTTCAGTAGCTTTGACTTGTGCGTCTGTTGCGCCCGTGGCGGCCGTTAACGCCCGCGCAAGTTGTGTTTGAGCCTTCTCGTCAGCAAGTGCAGCTTTGACCCCGTCAATGCCAATCTTGACCGCGTACGCCCCAGCTGCGGCGGTAGCTGCAACGAAAGCAGCGCCGATCATTTTGCCTGCTTTGCCTACCTTGTCGCCAAAGGTGTCTATGTCGGCCGAAGCTGTTTTCAGCGATTTGTTTAAATTGTCAACGTCTCCAAGAATGGAGAGCTTTAGCGTACGACTTCCAGCCATTAGTCGAACCTCTTAACTATCTCAGAAAAACTTTCGTTCCAACGCTTGACGATCTCAGGTTGAACGCTTCGAAGGGTTGGGTATATCCACCAACCGCGAGAGCCACGACCTTCACGGCCTGACCAAATTGGGAATTGCTTGAACTTGTTCGAACCAAATTCTGCACCGCCCCAAAGGTCTTTTGTGGTTGCACCGCCCGAAAACTTTTGAGCTGCAAAGCCGTAGCTGATCTCACCAATGCGAGAAGACTTGGAAACCTTCGAGCCTTCAGCGATACGGGTTGCGACCTTTGGAATGGCGCGAGTTGATCGAGCTGAGGCCGTGACTTTGCCTTTGACGAAGTCAGCTAGTGCCGAAGACTTCTCTTTGGCCTGAGCTGTTGCTTCTTCGTCCATTGCTTTAAATGATCGAGTGATCGCACGAAGTTCGGATTTGTCGTAGGCGATTGCTTCAGCTGTCATTTGCTCGCCTTTCCAAAATCTCGATTGCGGTCAGAATGTCTTCGGCTGTTTCGAATTCGGAAGCTGGGAGACCCGTGGCCAACCGCAGCTCCCAAACTATTCGATTTAAGCTTCCGACTGAGTAGCTTTTGGGTTTTCTTCACCGACTGTCACGTTTGCGACTGTCTCGCACCACGCTTCAAAAGGTTTGACGGGTTTGCCAGCTGCTTCGCGCTTCATGGCGTGATAGGCCAAAAATACAAGATCGGAAATGCCAATCTTGTCTTGCGCTTGACTGATGATGTTGCCCGTTGACTTCTCCCATTTAATCCACTCAGGTGGCGCAGCCACGTAGGTGACCGCGTCGCCTGAGTTGAATTCGATCGTAATTGGTAG